AAAACACGAATCAGAAAAGAATGACGATCCTACTGATGATGTTACACAAGGAGATTTAAGTGGATGGATAAACAAGTCACCGAAAAAAGAGGAAGAAGATGCTGAACTTCCTAGGAAAGAATGACTTTATATGGTTTTTCGGGGTTGTCGAAGATCGTAATGACCCTATACAACTCGGAAGGGTTAGGGTACGGGCTCATGGTTGGCACACCGATGATAAGAACGAAATACCTACTGAAAGTTTACCCTGGGCGATTCCGTTACAAAGCATCACATCTGCGGCTGTTAGTGGCAAGGGCACCTCGCCGACGGGTATCCTCGAAGGGACTTGGGTAGTTGGCTTTTTTGCTGATGGAAAAGATGCATCAGAGCCGTATATATTAGGAAGTTTTGCTGGTATACCACAATACTCAGCAGATAGTTCAAGAGGTTTTAATGATCCAAATGGGGTATATCCAAAATATGTTGATGAGAGTGATGTTAATAAACTTGCTCGAGGTATTCCTACTATTAGTTATACTCCTGATAAAAATATTGGAGCACCTCCGGCGTCTTATAAAGCCGAGTACCCCTACAATCACGTTACGGAAACTGAAAGCGGCCATATCATTGAAATAGATGATACTGGTGGTAATGAAAGAATCCACATTTTTCATAAATCTGGTACATTTATTGAGATGCAACCAAATGGTGATGTAGTAACACAGCATAAGAATGGTTTTAGAACAGTTACTGGTAACGATAAGCTTCACGTAACAAAAGATTTAGATATTATAGTTGATGGTAATATTAATCTATCATCACGTAAGAATATTAATATTACAGCACTTGGTAATATAGATGCAAGAGCAACTAGAATAGATTTAAATAAAGGAACTCCAAGTTTACCTAATGTACAGTTACTTGATTCTCCTGTTGTATATGAAGAAAATATAGTTAAATTAGAACCCCACGAAATATCAGAAGATTACCCAGATAATCCAGAACAAGTAGAACAGACTGATGGTAAGAATCCAGAAGATGTAAATTATCCAGAAAAAGCACCAGCTACTTGTGGAGCGGCAGATAATCCACAACGAAATCCATTGGACGTTGCAACAGAATTAATGAACGAAGGTGGTTGGAAAGAAACTGGAAGTAATCCGAAAATTAGATTTCTATGGGACGAAATCGGTTATGATGGTTCTAGATATGCAGATACTACAGCATGGTGTGCCGTATTTGCAGGTGCAGTACTTAAAAGATCTGGTAATAAGTATATTCAAACTGCATCATCACAAGCATATTCAGGATATGGTACTCAAGTAGCTATGGCAGAAGGAGATAAAATAGACTTATCAAATCTCAAGAGAGGTGATATATTGGTATTTCAAAGAGGTGGTTCAGCAAAAGGAACTGGACACGTTGCATTTGCCACAGGTAATTATACAGATACACATATAGAAGTTGTTGGTGGTAATCAGAGTAATAGTATTACACAGAAAAGTTATAAACTAAGAGGCGGATATTTTTGGAGATTAAGGGCCGTTAGACGAGCAGTTGCTTGTGATGATGGTACTACAGAACCACCAGAAATGTCTGAAATGTTATAATGCCCGCAGTAGCAAGAAAAGATGGAGTTGATACTGTTGACACAGTACACGTTGCAACAGGAGATAAAAATCCAGCAGATAATATAACTTGCGATTTAGCTCCAAAAAAGACTGCAACTCAAATGGGAAGTTCTACTGTTTTTGTAAATGGTACTGGTGCAGTAAGATTAGGTGATAATGTAGCTGTACATACTTTTGCTGGAGTAGGTTGTCCAACACACGCACCTGGATTAGTAGCTGGTAGTCCAAATGTATTTGTAGAAGGAAAAGCTTTAGGGAGAAAAAATGACACTTACGGGTGTGGGGCCAAGATAATTTCTGGCTCAAGTAATGTATATGCTAATGGAAATTAATTATAAATAGCATTAAGTTATTATACTACAATAGTATTTTAACAATAAATTGAAACTTTGTCAAGAGAAAAATTATGGATCATCATGATAGTTTATTAAATCTTTTTGATACTTATATTACAGAGAGTGAAAAATTTGAAAAGGGTAATAAGTCTGCTGGAACAAGAGCAAGAAAAGCCCTCGCCGAAATTGCCAAGATTTGTACTATGAGAAGAAAAGAAATACAAGAGAAGAAGAATGTCGGAAACTAACCAAGTTATATACAGCGATTTTGATAATTTATTTGTATCAAATCCTATAACTAAACAGTTAAACAAAAAGATTAATAGAGATGCGGTAAGGCAATCTGTTAAAAATTTAGTATTAACTGATTTCTACGAAAGGCCTTTCCAATCAGATATTGGTTGCAATGTAAGAGGTTATTTATTCGAACCATTTACTTCTCATCTTCAAGAGCAAATAAAACAAGCAATAACTAACACAATAGAAAATTATGAACCACGAGCAAATCTAATAGATGTATTAGTAGAAGATAGATTAGATTTAAATGGGTTATCATTAACAATAGCTTTCGAAGTTGTTAATGATCCAGAAGCTGTGGTTCTGGATATATTACTAGAAAGAGTAAGATAACATGGCCGCTAATACGTATCTAAAAGTTACAGAAGTAGATTTTGCTGATATAAAATCTAATTTAAAAACTTATTTAAAATCACAAACTCAATTTAATGATTATGATTTTGATGGCAGTAATATGTCTGTACTATTAGATGTATTAGCATACAATACACATTACAATGCATTTTATATTAATATGCTTGGTAATGAAATGTTTTTAGATACAGCACAGCAAAGAGACAGCGTGGTATCTAGAGCAAAAGAATTGGGTTATCTTACACGTTCAGCCAGAGGTGCAACAGCTAATGTAGGAATAACATTTACTGGTGTTGCAAACAATGTATCTGAATTTACTCTTCCTAAAAATACTACATTTACAACTTCAATTAATGATAGAACATATACGTATGTCACACCTGAAGCTAATATAATTAAGAACGTAGCAAATACCTTTACACAAGCTATAACAATAACTGAGGGTGCACCACTTCAACATCAATTTACTGTTAGTGATGCAAGTCCAGTTAAATATGTTTTACCCAATGAAAATATAGACACACGTAGTATAAGAGTTACAGTAAAAGAATCAGCAACATCTAGTGCAAACACTATATACACTCAAGCTACAAACATAAGAGAAGTAAACGAAAAATCAGCAGTTTATTATTTACAAGAAACACACGACAAACAATACGAAGTTTTATTTGGAACTGGTTCATTGGGTAAACCAGTTAAAGATGGTAACATTGTCGTAATAGATTATAGGGTATGTAATGGAACAAAGACAAATGGCGCAAATGTGTTTTCTATTGACAGCATTAGTATTAGTCCAACTTACACTTCTGCTAGTTTATCTGTAAACACAGTTGCTAGAGGTGGTGTTGAATTAGAAAGTGTCGATAGTATAAAGTTCAATGCACCAAGAAATTATAAGATACAGAACAGAGCCGTTGTTGCTAAAGATTTTGAAAGAATTATTCTTAACGAAAATACAAACATAGCATCGGCAGTTGCATTTGGTGGAGAAGATGCCTCTCCTGCAGTTCACGGAAAAGTTTATATAGCAGTTAAACCACAAGGTGAATTAATACCAACTGTTACTCTTAAAGATGAAATTAAAAATTCTATTAAAGATAGAACAATGTTGGGAATCGATCCAGTAATAATCGATCCATCTTATCTTTATATTGTACCAACTATTAATTGTTATTATGATAAGTTAAAATCAGCAACTTCAACTTCTGCTATTCAAACTTTAATTAGAGGTGCTATGTCATCTTTTTCATCTACTCATCTAGAACAGTTTGGTAAGAAATTAAGATATTCAAGATTTGTTAGAAACTTGGATAATGTAGATGATGCAATTTTGAATAATGAAGCTACACTACAAATGCAAAAAAGATTTGTACCAAGTACAACAACAGCATCACTAGTTAATCTATTATTTCACAATGCTATACAGAAAAGCACTTTATCATCAACAGCATTTACATATAATAACTTTATAGCATACTTAGATGATGATGGTTTGGGTAATGTTAGAGTGTTTAGATACAATTCATCAAAACAAAAAGTTGCTATTGAGGCTAATGCAGGAACGATTGATTACACAACAGGTGAAATAAAAATTAATAGTTTCGTAGTTACAGCTTATGATGGTATAGAAATTAAAGTAAATGCAGATCCAGTTTCTAAAGATATTGTTCCTGTTAGAGAACAGATTATTATAATATCAACAGAAGACTCGTCAATCACAACCACTGGTGAGGTTGGTGATTAATGGCTCTTACTGAAAAACTATCAACACTCGTAGAACGTCAATTTCCAGCCTTCTATAAAGAAGAGGGTCCGAATTTTCTTGCTTTCATTAAAGCTTACTATGAGTATATGGAACAATCTGGTAAAGCAGAAGATGTTACACGTAGTTTATCAGACTATAAAGATATTGATAAAACATTAGATTCTTTTATTCAATATTTTCGTTCAGAATTAATGCCAGAAATTCCGAATGATGCTCTTGCAGATAAAAAATTACTAGCAAAAAGAATTAAAGATTTATATACAACTAAAGGGACCATAGAGTCTTATAAGTTATTATTCAGGATATTATACAATGAAGATGTTGAGATTTCTTTTCCAGCCGATCAAATGCTTAAAGTTTCTGATGGAGATTTTAAGATTGATCGTTATCTTACTACTCATCACGATCCTAAAGCATACACTCTCATTGGGAAAACTATTAAAGGTACAGACTCACAAGCTGAAGCCTTGGTTGAAGATGTAAGAAGAGTTGTTGCTAAGGGACGTGATATAGATCAGATACTAGTTTCAAATATAAAAGGTATTTTTAATAACGTAGAAACTATTAAGATAAAGGGAGAAGATACAGGTTATACTCCAATCGTAGAAGCAGGAGTAAAAAGTATTAGTATTGTTTCTCAAGGTGGTGAGTATAGAGCGGGTGACGTTATTCAAATGATTTCATCTGATTCAGGAGATTTCGGTAAAGTTGTTATTAATGATGTTACAGATTTGGGTGGACAATTAGCTTTCGAACTAGTAGATGGTGGATCAGGTTATCAAGCACAATCAGAAGGCACTACGATTGAATATATTGGAGGAGATGGAGATTCACCTGCATCTTTTCAAGTTAAATCGGGTGATATTACAGATACTTTTGCTTTAAGTCAATGTACTAATAAGTTTGGTTCAAATACAATGTTCGGTGCAACGGCACCTAGAATACAATACAGAGACACTTCACATGGTATAATGAACAATCATGCTAATACTGTATTAGGTGCACCAGATTTTGGTTTCAGAGAAGCTGGAGAAGATTTGGGTAATAATGATTATAGAACAAATGCAAACGCAGTAATCGTTTTAGCAAACACGGCAAATCCAGGGGTTGTTGTTGGAGATAAATTATATGGTGTAACTTCTCAAGCAAACGCAGTAGTTAAAGCTATAAGAAGAGTATACAATGCCACATCAGATGATGTAGTTCTTGCAGTTGATACTTATAAAAATTTTCAAGTTAATGAAAAAATTAATAAAACAACTAAAACTGGAGTTACAGTCGGTACAGTCAAGACAAATGGCTTCTATGCCAATACAATCGGTTATCACGTATTAAAAATAGCTAATACTGATGGTAGTACTGTTTCTGTTAATGATGAATTAGTGGGTGCAGTTTCGGGTGCATATGGTGTTATCAAAAAAGTAAATCTTGTTTCGAGTGGAGATGAATACGATAGTGATGGTGTTGGTGGAAATGATAGAAAGATTTTAACATTAACAGTCACAGCAAATACGACAGCAAATGTTTCAAATCAATTTGATGCTGGACCAATGAAAGCTTTTATTCAGAATGAGGGTATAAGAAAAGTTGGTAGTGGAACAAATATTGCTAATGTTGTTTTCGATACAGCTAATACAATGGTAGAAAATGTGCATACAAAATTATCAGATTCTTTAGTGTTTGTCAATGGTGCAGTTGGAACAATAGCAAGATTGTCAAGTAGAATTGGTGGTTCTGGGTTTTCTGCAAATCCAACTGTTGTATTGAAAAATAGAAACGTATCATCTTTAGGAATAGGTGAAGCATATTTAACGATACAATCTACTGTAGCAAATTGGGGAACTGGTAATTCTCAAGTAACAATTTTAGATACGAATGATAGAATAGAACAAGCATCAACTGGTGCTACAGCGAATATAATGAAAGTAGTAAATAACTTTCAACACTCTAATGGTGTATATGAAACTGAAGTACGAGTTTGGCAAGATCAGTTACAAAGAAGTCCTGGTAATAGAAACTGGAGTAATAATGCCACAACTGCACTTAAAATTTATAATGATGCATCTCAAAGTTCTTTAAAAGGCACTGGTTCTGGTAAAATAGTAAAAGTTCAAGATGAAGGTATTTTAGGAGATAATGCGACAGTTAATGGAGTTGTTGGTGCAAACGGAACAGTTAAGTCTGCAAGAGTTTTAGATTCTGGATTTTCTTATAAGCAAGGCGAATTAGTTACGTTAGCAAGTTCAGGAAGATTAAATGCCATACAAGCAACTGGTACACTTACACTTGGACACGTTGCTAACTCTGAAGGATATTATGCATCAACTAGAGGGCAAGTTTCTTCTTCAAGAGGTTATATACAAGATAGTAATTTTTATCAAGAATTTTCTTATGAGATATCAGCACCAATAGCCCTAACAAGATATAAAGATATTGCACTTAGACTTATTCACCCAGCGGGACAAAAGTTTTTTGGTAAGTTCAAAACTTCAACTAACGCAATGAGTCAATCTGTTACTTCTTCACTAGTACGTACAAGAAAGAAGGGTAGTGGTACTGTAGCAATAACAAACAATTCAAATACAGTTACAGGAACAGCTACAGCTTTTACTTCTCAATTTGCAAATGGAGATACAATAATAATCGAAACAGGCGAGAGTGTCTTTTATAAAGCAGTTATAAATAAAGTAAATAGTGCAACAAGTGCCAATTTAAATGTTAAATGGACACATGGTAATATAAGTAGTGCAAACGTACATTATTTCACAGGAACGGTAACCTAAT